CCAACAGCACGGCCTGCCCGCTGCCGGCCATTCCCGGCAACGTCTGCCCGATCGCCGCGCACACGGTGCAGGCCGGCTCGACGACCTCGGGCACCTGGACCTTCGGCTCGAGCAACTGGAACGCGACTGGCATCGTCGCGATCACGGTCCGCAGCCTGAGCCAGCTGCGCAACACCCCGCTGCTGACGACCTGATCGGTCCGCGCATCGGTTCGGGTCCCGCCGCCTGTGGGGAGGCGGGACCTTTTCACGTCCCCACCGAAGGAACACCATGTCTGCGAAATCTCCTCTGGTCCAAGGCCTCATCGACAAGGGCGCAACCAACCTGTCGATCGGCGAGGACATCCAACTCGTCTCGGAAAGCGACCTGGCCAGCGTGGCCCAGGACGAAGCCTTCATGAACGAGAAGGTGGTCGTGATGATTCTGCCCACGACCAACGTCAACGACCCCCCGTACGCCAACCTCAACGTGAACGGGGACCGCGCGATCATCTATCGCAACGTGCCGACCGTGATTCGCCGCAAGCACCTCGAAGTGCTCGCGCGCATGAAGGAGTCGCGCGTCTTCCAGGACCTGACGCCGAACAGCCAGGGCGAGATCACGCTCGAGTCGCTCCGTCAAGCCTCGGGCCTCGCGTACCCGTTCCATGTCGTCAAGGACGACAACCCCAAGGGCGGCGCCTGGATCGCGAACATCCTGGCCGAACGGGCCTGAGCTCATGAGCACGCTCCTCCAGCTTGTCAACCTCGCACGGTCCGAGGCCGGCGTCGCCGGGGGAGATCTCACGACCCTGGCCAACCCGGTGGACGAGACGCTGCGGTTCAAGAACTGGGTCGTCAACGAGTTCTACGACCTGATCAATGAGCGTCCGGACTGGGAGTTCATGCGGAAGACGTTCAGCTTCCCAACGAGCACCGGCGTCCAGTCCTACAGCCCAGCCACCGTGCTCGGCGGCAGTATCAGCTTCGCCGACTGGAAGCGCGACAGCTTCCGCATCTCGGTCACCTCGCTCAACTACGCGGACGAGATGATCCTCGGGTTCATGCCCTGGGAGACGTTCCGCAATCTCTACATCTACGGGCCCAACCGCACCGCGACTGCGCGGCCGGTGGTGTTCTCGGTCAGCCCGGACAAGACGCTGTACCTCGGGCTCACCCCGGACGCGACAGGTTACACGGTGAACGGGGAATACTTCCAGGCCTCCGGCCAGGTTGCGATCACCGCTGACTCCGACGTGCCGCCCTACCTGCCGGTGCAGTACCACAACATCCTCGCGTACCGCGCGTTGCGCGCGTACGGCATCTTCTCGGCCGCGCCGGAGGTGATCGGTCGCGCGAACTCCAAGCTGGACGTTCTGCACAACGCGCTGATCTCCAACCAGCTGCCACAGCTGATGCTCGGGGAGCCCCTAGCGTAAAGCGCCATGCGGCCCATCCAAACAGCGAAGGTTGAGTACGACGTCTTCAGGCTCGCAGGGGGCCTGGACCTCGTCTCGCCCACGCTGTCCTTGCCGCCAGGGGTCGCGCGCGAAGCGCTGAACTTCGAGGTCTCGCTCACCGGCGGGTACTCGCGCATCTACGGCTACGAGCGGTTCGACGGGCATCCGTCGCCCGCGGCGAGCACCTACGGGGCGATGACGCTCAACGCCCCGACCGGCACGCTGCCGGTGGCGGGCAACACCATCCAAGACGCGGCGTCGTCTCCGACCCGGACCGCGACCGTCGTCGGTGTCGACGCGGCCACTTCGACGATCTACTACACCAAGGTTGTCGGCTCGGCCTGGACCGACGGAGTCAGCGTCTACCTCGGCTCGACCCTGCTCGGCACCTACCTCGGCTCGCTGATCGGGCCTGCAGTTTCTGCGGAGAATCAGGCCCTGTACTCCGCGCGGGCCGCGGACGCGTGGCGCGCCGACATCGCGGCCGTGCCGGGCTCGGGCCCCGTTCGGGGTGTCGTCTATTTCGGCGGGGTCGTCTACGCCTGGCGAAACAACGTCGGCGGCACGGCGATGGACATCTACAAGTCCTCCAGCAGTGGCTGGACCCAGGTGTCGCTCGGGTTCGAGCTGGGCTTCACCGGCGGCACCGGCACCGCGATCGCCGAGGGCAACACCGTGACCGGCGCCACTTCCGGCGCCACGGGCGTCGTGTCGCGCGTGGTCATCACGAATGGCACGACCTGGGCCGGGGCGGTTGGGCGATTGATCCTGTCTAGCAAGACCGGCACCTTCACCGCGTCCGAGAACCTGCAGGTCGGTGGCGTCACCCGGGCCGTGGATTCCGGTGGCGCGGCCACCGCGATCACGCTGGCCGCCGGCGGGCGCGTGCAAACCGCGATTGGGTCGATCAGCGGCGCGGTGGGCGCGCGTATCTACGGCTGCGACAACGTCAACTACGGCTTCGAGTTCGACGGCACGGTCTATGCCCCGATTCGAACGGGCATGACCAACGACAAGCCCACCAACGTCGCGGTGCACAAGAACTACCTGGTCTACTCGTTCGGGCCGAGCGTTCAGAACAGCGGACTCGGCACGCCGTACGTGTGGTCCCCGGTCTTCGGTGGGAACGAGATCGCGCTGCCTGAGGACGTCACGGCGTTGCAATCGATGCCGGGCGACGCGAACTCGGCGACCCTGGCGGTCTACACGCGCAACAACACCTACCTGCTCTACGGCGTGAACACCACGACGTGGAACCTGGTCGCCTACGACCGCGGCACCGGCGCGGCGCCGTACACCGCGCAGACCATCGTGGACGCCTACACGCTCGACGACAAGGGCGTGACCGCGCTCTCGACGTCGCGGAACTTCGGCGGCTTCGACAGCGCCACCCTGACGTTCCAGATCCGTCCCTTCATCCAGGCCCGTCGCCTGCTGGCCACAGCCTCGTCCATCAACCGCGAACGCAGCCAGTACCGCGTCTTCTACAGCGACGGCTACGGCCTGTACCTGACCATCGTCAATGGCAAGCTGCTCGGGGCGATGCCGGTGCAGTACCCGACGTCGGTCTTCTGCACCTGCGAAGGTGAGACGATCGCCGGTGGAGAGATCAGCTACTTCGGCGGCGCCAACGGCTACGTCTACCGGATGGACACCGGACCGGACTTCGACGGTTCCGGGATCTCTTTCCTACTGACGCTTGTCTACAACTCGCAGAAGTCGCCTCGGGTTCTGAAGCGCTACCGTCGTGCCTCGCTCGAAGTGCAGGGCATCGGGTACAGCCTGTTCTCCGTAGGCTTCAGCCTGGCCTACGGCAGCACCGCGCTCCTGTCCCCCACCACGACCGACTACCTCTCCTCGGTGTCGGGCACCGGAAACTGGGACTTCGGTTTCTGGGACCTTGGATTCTGGGACGGGAAACTGTTGGCGCCGCAAGAGCTCACGCTGAACGGGACCGCCGAGAACATCGCAACGAGCATCCTCGGGAACTCCCGGCTGACGCAGCCGTTCACGATCAGCTCCGTGGCGCTCCACTACAGCATTCGTCGAGGACTTCGATAAGTGGCAAACGACTTCTACACCCACACGACGTTCCCGGGCACCGGCTCCGGCCTCAACTCCGCGGCCATGCGAGCGGAGCTCGATGCCGTGGCCGCGGGCTTCGACAAGCTGCCGGCGCTCAGTGGCTCCGCCTACCGGCTGGTCAACGTCAACGGCTCGTCCAACGCCCTCGTCTCGAACTCTCTACTGGTCACCACGGCCGCGGGTTACCTTGGCGTGGGCACCACGCCGACGGTGCCGTTGCACGTGAGCGCCGGCGCGGCGACCGAGGCGCTGCGTCTCGACAGTACCGGGAACACCTACCTGAGCCTGTATCGCTCGAACGTCCGCAAGGGGTATTTGCAATCTGATGGCACAAGCGGTCTCCTGCTTGTGCAGGAGGAAGCGCTCCCGCTGGTCTTCTACACCAACGGCACGGCGCGTGGGCAATTCGGCAAGGCCGGCGCCGGCGCCACGGATGGCAAGGCGCTTCACCTCACAAACGCGCTACGCGCTGGCGGTTGGCACGACAGTGTCGCCGGGACCTTCGGCGGCCAGGCGGTCGAGGTGGGTGTTGCGACCGCGGAAGGCAACATCCTTTCGTACGACCGCAACGCCACGACGTACTACCCGCTCAACGTCCAAGCCACAACGATCAAGCTGATCGCCAGCGCCGGCGTCGTCATTCAAGGGATCAGCAGCGGCACCGCGTTGACGGTTACCGGGAACACCGGCGCCAACCAGGCGATGATCATCAACGGCTCGTACACGACGCTTCAGCTCGCCGGAGTGACCTACGGCTACGTTGGCGACCGCACCGGCGTCATCGGCTCTGGCTCGGGGCTCGCGATTCGCGCTGAAGGCGCAATGGACCTTGCGACCAACGGGGCCACCGTCCGGGTCAACGTGGGGACCGGGGGTAATGTCACCATCAACGCGCCAACGAGCGGCAACGCTCTTGCGGTGACGGGCCCCAGTGGCGGCACCGCGGCGCGACTGGAGGCCAATGCCGGGACGGGGCAGTTCTCCTTGGCAGCCGGCATTCTGTCCGGGACCAA